ATGGTCCTTACATGATTACTGACGTAAGTCATTCAATTCAACCAGGAACTTTCCAAACTACATTCGATGGGGTAAGACAAGGAATTTATGACTTACCTGCTATTGATAGTTTCCTACAAAGTATTAACCAAAATTTAATTACTCAATTGGAAGAATTGCTCCTGATTAACAAAGATGAACCGTCAAAATCAGGTACAACTAATAATATAAAATCCACAGAAGTCGTGCAAAAAGCTGAGAACACTTTGGACACAACTAACTCGTGTACTCTCAAAATTACAAGTGAAGTTTACCTTAACGCATCTCCTGGTTATGTTCCTGTTACTTCACAATTTAGTGGGGTCACACCAACTGATTTTGCCAATGCGTTAAGAAGGATTCTTCCAAATGACGTTGATTTACAAACTATCATTTATTGTATTTCTTATATCAGAACATACCAACAAGACTCAAACTCAGGGCTTGGTAATTTTTATGCGGTGAACAATAATTTAGCAAATATATCTTTAAGTATAGATTGGTCGGAATCAGTTAGTGAATTCTCAAAAAATAGAAATTACACTTGCGTAAATATTAGAACTAATCCATCAACAACTTCATCAGAACCTATTGCTCATTTTGACTCTTTAGATTCTTACATAAATTTCATGCGTGGAAGATTGTTAAGTAATAAAGAGAGGATAATTAGACTCGGATTAGCAAAATACTATGTTTGTTTTTGGCCGAAAAATAATATTTCCGAAGAATATTACAACACAAATTACTCTGAGTTCAAACAAACTAGAGATACATTCACTAAAGCTTTAGCGTCAGCAACTCAAATTGGATTGATAAGTAAAAATAAATCAATTGAGTTAGACAAAACAAACAAAGAATCTGACACCGAAACCAGTTCACCATCCGTGACACCTACACCATCTCCGATTCCACCTGAAGTTGGTCAGACTTGCCCACCACCAGTTGTATCAACATTCTCACCTGCAGCTGGATATACAGGAACCATTGTTCAAGTCAACGGAAGAAACTTTGAATCAGTAAAATCTGTCAGAGTGATTAATAAAGACGTAGAACTGAAAGATATTACAGTATTCAATTCTGAAACTTTAAGATTCAACTTACCTAATATCGAAATACCTGAAGGGCAAGATGTTGCTACAGGAAGAATAAGTGTGACAACTGAATATGGGACATTTGAAAGTTTGGTTGATTTTACATTCAATCCGACATTAAAAAATGTTACTGTATCATCTGCAGGTGGAAACGAAAATGTTGGTAAAACGGAGGTTGTACCAATTTCAGAACAAGAGAAAATTGGAGGAAGTTCAAACCTCCAAGATACGATGCTTAACCCACCTATGTTTGTTTCTGAAAAAATTAATAATGAGCTCGGCACTGAAATTTTAACTGTAAAAATTGACCAGAATGATTATGTAGGTGGGGTATGGAAAATAAACCCTCAAGTCGAATACACTTATACTTTTGATTCAATTGAAGTGGGCTCAAATAATACAGTTACTCGAAGCTCGATTGAAAGTTCTCAATCTTCCCAACTTTTAGGATTTGTATCGTCTGACGGTCAAACTTTTTCTATCACAAGACAACAATTCATTGATGCGGAGTTCAAGGACTTAATCGAAATGGAAAAAGGAAAGAGATTAGAAATGAACGCCTCAATTCTTCTGACGGCAATACCTGAGGATAAAATAAAGAATCCTAAAAATAGTTATAAATCAGAAAGATTCAGAATTATAATTCCATCTTCTGAAACGGGTGTACAACCCGAAGGTTCATTATCATTTATTCAGAGAAGTAACGATGTTGCATTACCACCTTACCAAGGTCCGCTGTATTATAATATTAGAAAACCTGATGGTGGGTTTGTTACTTTCAGATTCAATTGCCCACGTTGTATAATTTCTAAAGTTTTTGTTGCCACTTCAACGAACCAAACTACTCCATTAAACATAACCATAACAAATAATTCGGACACAAAATACACTAACGTGATTGATGTCAATTCTACTCAACGACTTGTTTTATCGGTTGTTTATGTAAATGCAAACAATAATGGTACGTTTACCGCTACAAGTAATTCATTCACTTTATAGCATAACAACATATTTATATAAAAAGATTCTTATGAACATTAAATCAGCATTAGATAATTATCTTGGTAAATCAGTAAGATTTTCTCAGGAAGACAACGGAGATGGAACAAAACAAGTTTGTGATTTGGACACAGGTGATTGTTATACAGTTCGAGAAAGAGATGGTCTCATTGAAAGAGCTGGTCATCAAACCACAGCCAACAGACGAGTTAGAGTTGAGACTGCAAACGGAATAAAAACATTATTAAACGGATAAAAAATGAGTTTAGATAAAAAAATTCTCAGGGAAATCGAGAGACACAACAAAATTAATCGATATATTTTGGAACAAGCTGGAGCTGAAGAGGATGCTTTAGCGGCTTTAACACCTGAACCTGCTGCGGCACCTGCACCAGCACCATCTGATGCTACACCTCCACCAGCACCAACAACTGAACCTCAACCAATAGATGTTGATTCCGATCCAGATGTTGAAAAAATTGATGATGAGGGAGAATCGCAAGAAACAGAATCAGGAACTGAGGAATTAGAAATAACAGACTTAGTTGATTCACAAAAAAATATTGAGACAAAACAAGAAGAGTACTTCAACAACCTTTTCAATCAACTTAATGATTTACAATCTAAGTTGGGAGAAATGGACAACATTATGAACAAACTTAATTCACTTGAGAATAAAATCGAACAGTACAGAGAAAAAACTCCACAAGAGAAATTGGAATTGAGAACATATGATTCATATCCTTTCAGTCAAAAACTTTCACAATTTTTTGACGACAAACAAGAAGAAATGGAATTAACAGGAAAAAATGATTATGTTTTGACTGCCGACGAGGTGACTGATATTAATGTTAATGATATCAAAAACTCATTCCAACCAAACGGAGGTTTAGAGAGAGATGTATATAAGACATCATTCAGATAATTCTAAACCAACCAATTTGAAAGGAACCTCAGGGTTCCTTTTTTATTTGACTTAATCACAGTTTCACTTATATTTCTATAAATAATTTATTAATTTAATCATCTAAAAACATGAGTTCATTAGACGCCGTATTGGCACAGTACGAAAAAAATCAGCAAGGGGGCGGGGCCCAATCGAAAATGTCGCAAGACGAAAGAATGAAAAAGTATTTCGCTTTAATCTTAGGAGATAAAGAGAAATCAGGACAAAGAAAAGTGAGAATTCTCCCTACAACAGATGGGTCTTCTCCTTTCAAGGAAGCTTGGTATCACGAAATCCAAGTTGGAGGACAATGGCAGAAATTCTACGATCCAGGAAAAAATGACAATGAAAGATCACCTCTAAATGAGGTTTATGAAGAATTGATGTCAACTGGTAAAGAATCTGACAAAGAGTTGGCAAAACAATATAAGTCTCGTAAGTTTTACATTGTAAAAGTTATTGATAGAGACCACGAAGAGGATGGACCAAAATTTTGGAGATTCAAACATAACTTCAAAAACGATGGTATTCTTGACAAAATTATTCCGATTTGGAGAAACAAAGGAGACATCACTGACCCAACAAAAGGTAGAGATTTGATTATTGAACTTGCCAAGGCAAAGACTCCAAAAGGTAAAGAATATACTACAGTTTCCACTATTATGTACGATGACCCAAGTCCTGTACATGAAGATACACAACAAGCAAAAGCTTGGATGGAAGATGAATTGACATGGTTGGATGTATATTCCAAAAAACCTGTCGAATATCTTGAAGCAATCGCAAGAGGAGAAACTCCTAAGTGGGACTCTGACAAAGGTGGATATGTCTATGGTGATAGTTCTGTTGAAGAAACATTCATCGGAGGAGGAAGTAAGAAATCATCTTCTTACGTAGATCCTCAAGCAGGTGACGAACCTGATGGAGATTTACCTTTCTAATTATTAACTCAACTCGGGTACGTTTCGTATCCGAGTTTTATACAAATCTTTTATGGCAATCAAAAAAAATGATTTCGAAACTCTGAAGAAAAAATTTTCAACTTCAGCAAAATATAAACCTCAAAGATTCTTTGATTTAGGACCTGATTTTTTAGATGCAGTTGGACTTCCTGGCCCCGCAGTTGGACATCTTAACATGTTCTTAGGTCATTCAGATACTGGTAAAACTACAGCTTTGGTAAAAACTGCGGTAGATGCTCAAAAGAAGGGTATACTTCCTGTGTTCATAATCACAGAACAAAAGTGGAGTTTCGAACATGCCAAACTTATGGGTTTCCAATGCGAAGAAGTTGTAGATGAGGAAACAGGTGAGTTGGATTGGGATGGGTTTTACATCTTCAATAATAATTTTGATTACATTGAACAGATTACAGATTACATCAATAGTTTGTTGGATGCTCAAGAAAAGGGTGAGTTAGACTATAGTTTGTTGTTTTTGTGGGATTCAGTTGGTTCTGTCCCTTGCAAAATGACCTTTGAAGGAAAGGGTGGTAAACAACACAATGCATCAACTTTAGCAGACAAAATCGGAATGGGAATAAATCAACGTATTTCAGGTTCTCGTAAAGCTGATTCGAAGTATGAAAACACTTTAGTGATAGTTAATCAACCATGGGTTGAATTACCTGATAATCCATTCGGTCAACCAAAAATTAAAGCTAAGGGTGGTGAAGCAATATGGTTGAACTCATCATTAGTATTTTTGTTTGGAAATCAAAAAGGTGCGGGAACCAATAAAATTACCGCAACAAAAGACAAACGAAGTGTGAAATTTGCAACAAGAACGAAAGTATCGGTGTTAAAAAACCACATCAATGGTTTGGGATATGAGGATGGTAAAATCATTGTAACACCTCATGGATTCTTAGCGGGTAAAGAAGCTTCAGAAGAAAAGACATCCATTGAAGCTTATAAAAAAGAATACGCTGATTATTGGAAAGACATAATCGGTGCAGATGGTGACTTCACCTTAAGAGAAGAAAAAGAAGATTAGTTTATTGTTCCACACTTAAATCACGAGTTGTGATTAAAACGTTATTAGTTGACGGAGACAATCTGTTCAAAATTGGATTTCACGGAGTAAAAGATTTTTATAGTGATGGAGACCACTTAGGTGGAATCTATCACTTTATTAATATCTTAAGAAAGTTTTTGGAAGAACACAATCACGACAAGGTTGTTGTGTTTTGGGATGGTTCTTCCAATTCCTCGGTACGAAAATCAATTTATCCCCAATACAAATCAAATCGTAGGCAAGATATGAACGAGTTTAAGTACGAGTCATATCTGCAACAGAAATCGAGAGTTAAACAATATCTCGAAGAAATATTTGTTCGTCAGGTAGAAATGACAAACAATGAAGCTGACGATCTTATTGCGTATTATACCAAAATTTCAGTCAATGAGAATGTAATAATATTTTCTGCTGACAAGGATTTAACACAACTCATATCAGAACGAGTTACAATCTATTCTCCGACCTCCAAACAATATTATAGGTATGGAGACATGATTACAATCAACAAGGTCAACATACCCCACCAAAATGTTTTATTAACCAAAATTTTGACTGGAGATAAGTCCGACAACATAGATGGTATTGAAATGTTGGGAGAAAAAACTTTGGTTAAGTTATTTCCTCAAATGTTGGAAAAATCATGCACTATCGAGGAAATATTAGATAATGCACGAAATATTGAGCAAAAGAAAAAACCAAAGGCATTGGTGAATATTTTGATTGGTAAAACTAAAAATGGTACATTTGGAGAACAATTCTTCGAAACAAACAAAAAAATAGTCGATTTACACAACCCTTTAATCACTGAAGAGGGTAAGGTACTTGTAGAGCAAATGATTACAGACACAATCGACCCAACTGACCGTGGTCACAAAAACTTGATGAGGATGATGATGGAGGACGGCCTTTTCAAGTATCTACCCAAAAACGATGAAGCGTGGGTAAATTTCCTCCGACCATTTATGAAACTTACCAGAAAAGAAAAAAGAAACACAAACAAAAATTAAAAACACTTTATGAAAGAGCAAGAAAGCACCAAAATGGAATTCCTCCTAACCCTCAATGACAATATTGTCGTTCAGAGATACTTCAATGTTAGGGGTTACAATCCAAAAGCAAAAAACTCAATAGAATTTTATAACCTAATTAATGAGGTTAAAGACGAATTACAGTATCACCTAAAAATGAAAACTGTAATTTACATGACTGACAATAGTGAGTCAATCATGCATGACCCATCGATTATGGATACTTCATATACTGAAGGGCCTGAAATCTTCAACATTTATGTAAAAGTTGGAGACACGACAATTTGTCATAGAATTTTTGATGGAAAATATTTTCCACCGAAAGTTCGTTATACCGTGGACGTAAGACCATTTTTGAAAAATATTTTAAGAGATTTGACTGACATTTTTTCAGAACAAAGATTAAGTTTTCAATATTTGGATTTTGATTTAAGTAAGTGAGTATTTAATAATACACAGGGGAGATATAACAATTTATGAATAAAAATTTCGATTACTTAGGGAACACTTTTCAGATTCAGTTACTGAATCAAATAGTGGTAGATAAAGATTTTTCATCATCTATTCTCGATGTTATTGAATCTAATTATTTCGATAACAAGTATTTCAAAATCATCTTACAGATGATTAAGGAATACTACAAAAAGTATGAATCCACCCCTAACTTTGAAACTCTCGAACAAATAATCAAATCCGAAGTTTCCCAAGAGTTGGTTGCAAAAATTGTTTTGGATACTCT